ACGCCTTCTCGTTCAAGTGGCACTATGCCGACAAATACGCGGACCCGGCGAGAACTCCGGTGCGTAAGGAACTGAAACAATACAATCCAACGATATGAAATACCAGAACTTCAAGAGCGACTTCACCTCCGTCCACACCTTCCACAGGCAGGAGGGGGACACGAAGACCCAGATAGCCGTGCCGGAGCATGTCCGGCTGACCTTCTTTACGGCGGAGAGGTGCGGCTTCGTCGCCGTCGAGCGCAACGGTTCGCAGATGAGCGGATGCTCGCTGTCCTCCGACGGGCTGACCCTCAGCGCCAACATCCCGCTGTCAAGGAAGAGCCTCGGCACGGGCGAGCTCTTCTGCGAAATCGCGGAGATCACCTCCGAGGCCGGCTTCCCGGATTCGGAGAGGGTCGAGGTGACCCCGGTGAAGCTCGGAGTGACCCTCTGGCCGGGCAAGTCCGACGACTCGGACGAGGTCCAGTCGGAGCTCGTCATAGGGATAATCTCCAAGGAGGCCGCGGCCGTCATTGCGAGCTGCAAGACCGCCGCTGCGGCGGCCGGGAGCGCGGCTGAAAGCGCCAACGCCGCCGCCGAGGCCGCCGAAAGTGCAGCCGCGGGCGCGAACGGCGCGGCCGCCGACGCCATGGCCACATTCCTTGCCCTCGAGATCGATACGGTGACGGGGAACGTGTCCGCCACGGTCGGAGCGGAAAAGACCGTCTTCGATTCGGGGGAGATTGACTCCTCCACGGGGGACGTCATTTTGAACATAAACTACTGACAGATATGGCAACAACTACCAAGAAAATCATCGGGAAGGTCCCCATGCCGCGCGGCGACTACGCCTCCGGCACGACCTACTACAGGCACAACATCGTGACCCACCTGGGGAGCGCGTTCATCTGCACGGCGGAGACGACGACCTCCGCCCCCGCCGCGCTCGGCGCCGACGGGATGACAGTCACCGTGAACGAGGGCTGGGCGGTGTTCGCGGACGGGCGGGCGATCTACGCGGAGGGCGCAAGGCTGTCCGCCGTCGAGACATCCGCCTCCGCGAACCGCGCCGACATCGACCGGCTCGCCGGGCTTCAGAGCGCACCGGACGACCGCGCCCTCCCTCTCCTGTGCGGGCAGCCGCCGATACTCTTCGGCGCGGGCACCCCGAAGGAGTCCGTCGTGCCGGACAACTGGAGGCAGTACGACCCGGCCACCGGCGAGGGCTACAACTGGAACGGCAGGCCGTCGGCCGTCGGGCAGCAGTACATAGACACCACCGCCCAGAGCGGCGGGCGCTACGTCGCGGCGCGGGACGGCGAATGGGACCTCAAGTGGATAAACAGCTAAATCAGAACACATATGGCAAGGAACATATTCACGAAGAACCCCGTGTGGGGTGACGCGGTCGTAGGCAACCTCGCGACCGGAGAGCCGGAGTTCATAACGGCGGAATCCTTCGACCCGACGGCGCTCGCAGCCTCCGCCTACGAGACCATAGGCGCGGTGGGCGGACGCTTCGGAAGGGAAATACTCATAGTGTGGAAGCACAGCGCCGCGAAGAAGTGGTGCGAGCGCATCGAATACAGGCTCACGGGCTACACCCTCGACGGCGCGGAGCACACGGGCGTGCTCTCCATATGCGAAAGCGGCTCCGCCTCGGCGGCCACGGACTTCACCGTGACCTACACGGCCTCCGACAAGGCGGGTCTCGTCGCGGCTCTCAACGCCTTCTTCGCGGCCACGGCAATATTCACGACGCAGAAGTGGTTCGCGAGAATCGACGGGGCCGACGGCGAAATCCACATAGGGTGCAGCTACGAGTTCTGGCAGCAGTGGTCGTACAACGCCGGCAAGTCGGGGTTCGCGCTCGCGGCGACAATCATGCCCGACGTGACCTACAGCTCCTATATGCTGCGCCGCAACGGCGCCCGGGACGGGGAGGGCAGCATCCACAACCTCCCGAGGGCGCTCGCATATTTCAGGAACGACAACCCGTCCGCGACATACAATCCGGCGGCCGACGTCACGGACGTGAAGACGAGATACCCCGTCTGCCTCCCCGGCTACCTCGGAACGTCGCAGTATCAGGGCGACCACTGCGCCCTCCTGCGCTCGGCCTACGGCGAGGGGGAGGAGGGATGGCTGCGCTACATGAAGGCTCAGACCGTCGTCGCCCCAACTGACTTCGGGGTCATGGGCATCCGCAACGGAAAGGAGCGCACCGCCGTCCTCGCGGCCAGGAAGTTCACCCTCTCCGACGGCGCGGCTCAGGACCTCTGTCCGGCGGCCGCCTACGCGAAGACCTCCCCGGACAGCGCCGTCGTCACCGACTGGCTCCTGCCCACTCCGGAG